TCTTCCAGGAATGTGACCTCCTGCATCTCGCGTTCCTTGTTCGTCATACTGTCACCTCGCTCGGTCCTCTGATATGATTAAGCCCGGCAGTTTCGGAGAAGATTCGGGAGCATCCTCCTCTTCAAATTTTGCACGCCGTCCACCGGGCTTAATTCTCATCAAAGGGGCTGAAGGGCTTGTACTCCCTCGGCGGTTTCTTTGTCGGCGCGACCGGGTGGTCCATGCAGACATACCGCAGTTCGTCATAGATATGGTCTTCCGCGTCCGAGTCCACATCCTCCGGTTTCTTCTGCGAATACGGAAGCGTGGGGAACGTGCGGAGGAATTCCTTGCATGTGTTGAAAACCTGTAGCTTCGGCCTGCCGTTCTCATCAAAGCGGAGGCGCTCATGCACCTGCATCTTTCCGGGCAGCCGCGCATGGTCGCCCTTGTTGAACAGCACACCGTGGTGCCTGCCCATAAACCCCGGTGCCATCTGGTCTGCAACGCTGTCGCCCCGGCTCTTGTCAAAGATGGCCGGGTCAGCCGTCCGCAGCACGCGGATGTTCTCATGGATCTCTTTCTCTTCTCGCTCAAGAATGCCGTCAGCGATCTGCACCGGTGTCAGTTCGATGCCCACGTTCGCCTGCCGTGGTTTGCACCCGTACCACTCACGGTAACGGATCAGGCAGTCAGTGCCGGGTTCCAGCGCGTACCATCCGCAGGAAAACGGCTTTGAGTACCCGTGGTCAAACCCGAAGTACCTCGGCCAGCTTGCCGGGATCTCAAACGGTTCGATCACATGCGTCCATTTCCTGTCCTCATAGTGGTCAGGCAGGTCACGCCATTCCTGGAACACCATGCCCTCAAAGGAATCCCACCTGCCCTCAAGCAGGCTCTTCCGCAGGGCATCCGGTTTCTGCTCCAGTTCAAAGATGTAATCCTCGGTGATGTACGGATTCTCCATCGCCAAGGACGGGATGTACTGCGTGCGGATCACTTTCTCCTTGTGCAGGGCTTCCGAGTAGATCCGCTGTTCCTGGATCTCCATGTACGGCCCCGCGTCCACAAACATTTTCTTGACCCAGCCATGCCCGATGTTCCCAGGGTTACTCGCCGAGCGAACAATCGGCACAACGCCCAGGGACTTCTTCGCACGAAGGCGTGTCTTGAGAAAGTCATAAATCGTCTGCTCAAAGCTCGTCAGTTCGTCAAAGTAAAGAAACTGGATTTCAATACCGCTGTACTTGAACCGGTCAGCCTCATTCTCACAGTGCCGGAACAGGATCTTGCTCCCGTTGATCAGCCGGAACTCATGGCGACCGGCATTGTAGGTTGCCAGCTTTTCAGGGTAGCTTGCCTGCGCTTCCTTGATGTCCGTGTCTTCCAGTTCGCCGTAGGAACGCCGGAAAACCACCGCCGTGGTCCCCGGATTCTTCAGGCAACGGAAGAACGCATCCATGATCAGCGCCTTCGTCTTGCCACCACCGGCAGCGCCCCCGTACAGGATCTCATTCGCCTTCGAGGCATGGAACATTGCCTGCTTTGCCGTGGGCTGGTAATTGATCACTACATTTGCCATGCGGTCACCTGCTCACAAAAAATGGCGCTGCGGAAGGCAGTGTGGCCGCTTGCACTGCCCTTCTATGGTCAGGAGGCATATTGACAAAAGGAGGTGTCATCATGAAGAAACTCTGGTTCATCCCGCAGCGCCAAGTCGTGAACTTTCCATGCGGCCAACACAGAAAGATTTTCACCGCCCCATCAGGACGGCTACCAAGGCATCCTTCGCTCACAGACGAAGCCTTAATGCCCCAAATCAAAAACCCATCACCGTTCCGCCTGAAGGGGAGGCAGGTGGTCCGGTAATGGGTTCTGATCAAAAATTTACCCCGGCAGGAAACAGTATCCCTGTACCGAGGTTTATATATACACCGTAGCGTTCCCGGCGGAGTCACTGGCACGTTTCGATCCCCCAGGTCCGGCCTGACCCCCCTCTACCCCCGGTTCGGTTCCTGGTTCCGTTCCAGCTTCAGGTCTGACCGTCCGGCGGAGGGGGAGGACGCTCCACAAATTTTCCGCTCTGGCTGACCGTCCCTCCGCCCTGCTCTGCTCTCTGCAAATAACCTGCATAACGATCTGCATATCACTGCATAACCTCTGCGATCTCTGCATGATTCAGGGTGGCAAGTAAAATCTGGTGTGGTTCTCTGACCAGATCAATCTAATTCCACTGTTTTCCTGCTGTTCAACTATTCGCTAAACTTATGTTTTCGGAATAGTTGCAAGCATATGGCGGAGGGATCATACCAGATTAGACATCATCATCAGGCGCTCCAAGATCCGGCATCCCTTCGATCTGGACCTTGACTGCTGTTTCTTCTGTTCTGATCACACCAAGCCGAGCAGCCAGGCCAAGCACATCATTGCTTGCCTTATTGGCTACCCAATCATTCTCATTGTCTACCTGCTTGTTTAACCGCTTCACAGCACCAGGAACATGTCTCCTGACCGTTGCGGCTAACTCATCATCCCAGATCGGTTTATAGTCAGGTCTCTTTCGCCAGTCAGACATCTTGCACTGCACATTGTGCCTTGCCTTTGGATCGCTGTCTTTGGTGATCCCAAAGTATTTTTCCAGGATCTCATCATAGGGATCTCCTCTGGCTTCAGCCCGGATCACGTTCTCCATCTGGGCTGTCATCGGTCCAAGCGGTCTGCCCATTGCGTTCTCCTTTCCAACCCGGTAGGGGTCTCGTGTTTGCTCGTGTTTATGCGTTCAGCCATTTGTATTTGGCCTGTAATTGGTTTGGTGGGGGATTAAGAAATATTTGGTGTAGTTTAAGTGATTAGATTATTTAATCCGATTGGAGTGCAAAAAGAAAAGCACCTAACTGGTTTTCAGCAGGTGCTTGGTTTATGGTTTTGGGCGCTGGGAAGTAATTGGTTTTGTGTTTGGTTTGGTGATTGGATTTGTGTTTGGATTTATTTATACGTGTTCCACTGTAGCACATTTTAGCAGAACATCTTGCACGTGTCAATATAAAATCATGCAGTGATTGGAAAAAAGTTGTGGTTTGTCAATGGTTGCCGGGATCGTGGTCCGACCTGGTGCTGCCTTGACAAATTATTCTGAAAATTTTTTTTGATATTTTTTCTGGTTTTTGCACTGTGATCCGTTGCAAAGTGTTGTCCTGTCTGCGTTTCAGCGAATTGAAAGTTTTTGAAAAAAAGTGCTTGACAAGGGTTAAACCCTGTGATATGATCTCGGTGTCGAAAGGGTTAAACCCTAAACCGAACAGAAAGAGGAGGAGTCAACAATGACAACCACTTACACGATCAACCATAACGATCAGTTCAACAGCATCGAGGTTATTTTCAACGGCAAGCCTTCCGAGGCTGTCCGGGATGCACTGAAGGATCTTCGATTCCGCTGGCATGGTGTACGCAAGCTGTGGTACGGCTACAAGACCGAAGAGGAAACACGGCAGGCCATCGACAAGGCCCAGGGTGAAAGCAAACCGGTGAAGAAAGCCGCAAAGGCAGAGCCGGTTGCAAAGGCTAACAAATTTGGTGTCAAGGTTGGGGACCTGTTCAGCGCTTCCTGGGGATATGAGCAGACTAACGTGGATTTCTTCCAGGTGATCGCGCTGGTCGGTGATTCTTCCGTAAGAGTCCGGGAAGTAAGCCCGGTCATGATTGAAGAAAATCCAACTTGCTCCATGGCTGCGGATCGCACTTACCAGACGAACACCAACGGCAAGATTCTGGAGCCGAAAAGTTATTCGGTATTCATCAACGATCAGGAAAAGGGCGATATCAAGCGGCTGAAGTCCTTTGATGCTGATGGAGTAAGTCATCCACAATTTAGAATTGCAAGCTACGCATCCGCAACGCTCTGCACTGGAGAAACAGAGACTTGCTATGAATCCTGGTACTATTGAGCACTGTAAATTCTGATCCTGGCACACGGGGCCTCCACTGGAGACCTCGTAGCCAGCACCAGATGCTGGAGAAAGTGAGGAGTCATCATGAAAGAGTATCGTATCGTTTGTGACATCGTGAGGACCAATCAGAACGGTCTGGAAATTACAAAGGCGGAACAGTACCCATACGGGTCAAGCGGGGCAACGATTGGTCATCATCCGTTTCATGACAAATCCGAAGCAAAAATATACCTTGAAAAGTATATTGAGTGGGGCAAAGAATTCATCCGGAAGGAAGAAATCAATCGGAAGCATTATCCGGATCTATACGAAAAGATTGAGCTGAAGAACTATAAAATCATGAGCCGTGAAGTGACAGAATGGAAGCCAGAACCTTGACACCCATGCTACACTAAAGCAAAGGAGGGGTTAAACTTGGGAAATTACGCAAGTGATCAGAAAAACGCCCGATTTTACGGGCTTAAACTCAGCAAGAACACGGACAAAGACCTGATAGAACACCTGGACAAACAGGCAAACAAGCAGGAATACCTGAAGAACCTGATCCGCGAAGACATGAAGAAGACCGCTCATTGAGCGGCCTTTTCTTTTTCCATGAGTCAATCCTCATCAATCATAACCGTGAAGTTTACATTATGAAATGGTGCTGCTCCCGGAAACCATTCTCTTACTTCTCTGTCAAGGAATGGGTCTAACGCTTCTGAACCGATAGGGAATTGCCCGATCTCAAAGTTTATTATGTCTCGCAATTCGACCCAGTTGTGCTGCGTATGCAAGGTGTCAATCATTTCGCGCAGTGTCATTTTAGTTCCTCCTTCTCTCCGTCAGCGCAAAACCAATCACCATCATGCCACTCTGTATGTGCTGAACACCAATAGCCATTTATTCCGCTTGAGTCTAAACCTCCGTTCTTGCAGTCTTTGCATCTGATGATTTCTGATTGCTGATCTTGTGCTTTTATGCAAGCATATAAACCAGGTGTA